TCGTTTGTAATCTTTAATTGATTTCTAATTTGTGCAAAATTCTTGGCAAGAAGTTCAAAATCTTTATCTGTAAGACCCCATAGTACAGGATCAATGCCTTGTTCCTCTAGTTTTTTAAACACTTCCTGAGCGTTCTCACTAGTGATAATAATCCATCTTAAATTCTCTAACTCTAGTGGTGTGGGCTTGTTCAAATTGAGTTTTTCTCTAGGAACTTCTTTCTTAAATATCTCTAACTGCTTTACTCCCGAACAACTAGTAAGGGACGTAATTAGGATTAGCGATAGAAGGACACTCACTATTGATTTCAGACTTCTTTGTAGCATTCTTTTCTTTTTCTGTTAATGGCGACCCACTTGCGATTTCAATACATCTTGTAGCAAGTGCTGAAGCACCGTTTGTAATTCTTTCAATAGACTTTGTTTTAGCAATTGCGAGTTTGCCTACATCTCTATTTTTCTTGTTAAATCTTTTATCTAAATCTTCTAGGTCTTTCTTTAGTAAACCTACTAACTCGTTCATCTTCTTGTTAGCGCCTAGTATTTCTTCAAAATCTTTTTTCTGACTAGTGATTAGTTCTTGTTGATCAGCGACTGCTGACTCTAATTTGATTTGATTTGCTTTTAATATAGCATTATCTGATCTTAACTTCATCACGTAAATGCCAGCGCCGATAACGGCGCTAGCAAGGATTCCAATAAAAAATAATCTAATTCCTAACATGATTAACTATCTTTGTGCCAAATAGACCATGCACCCCAAGCAACAGCTGCCCATGCAGCTAACTTGACGAACGGTCCTCCTAATATAATTAATACACCAAGTGCGATTAAACTTGCACCTGACCAAGATGACATTTCTGAACATCTGTCTTTTAACCATTTAAACATAAGATTTCTCCTTATTATTTGATTTGTGCGTTTCTTTTTCTATGACCATTCCAGGCAACGAAGCCACCTAGTCTTAACGACCAGTATGCTAAATAGTTCATAAAATAGAAACCGTTAACTTCAATATTAATATCTCTAAAGATTTGATCTGCTTTCTTTTGATCTACTAATAGAAGTTGGCCTTTCTTGTCTGCTGGTTTACAAGCAGAGTATTTGTACATATAATCATGTACAAGACCACCAATTAGTAACACGCCAACTGGTGAGAAAAAAGTTCTTAAAAATTTAGGTATACTTGCACCATCAAATGAAAATCCTTTTGGGATTACATAGTTAGTGCCGTTGATTGTATATTTAAAGTCTTTAATAATAGTCCAATTTCTAGTACCTAACAACCACATGATGATACCTTTCCAAAAGCCTTTGCCTTTAGTTTTTATAGGTATAGGTTGTAAGTGTGGTAATTCGTCATACGAAAATTTAAGATTGTTAGTCTTTCTTTTATCTAACATGTTTATAGCAAATCCTATTATAACAAATAAGATTAGTAATGACCATTGCCAAAACTTCATTGCTAATGCGATTAATAGTTCCATATTATTTCTTCTCTTTCTTTTTACTTGCTGTGACCATAGGTTTAATTGTTCCTAACCCTGGCCCTTTTGCTGTTGCAGCTAATTGAGGTAATTGTGCTGTGTATCTTCTATCTGGAGAAGATTGAGAACCACCTAGGTCTGCCATAGGTTTTAATGTATCAACAGGTCCTATAGCGAACCCTCTCATATATTCTCTTAATTCTTTATAAGTTTTCATACGTACTTTGATAGTAATTCTGAAGCAACTTTGTTTCTAAAATTTTCTGAAACTGTAGATTTTATTTGACCATCTACAACATATCTAAATGCTGTCATAGCAAATTCTTCAGAATATGTGCCTTTTTCTTTTTTAGATTTGATGTTGTTTACTATAGGTTTAATTTGATTTTCTTCTATGTCTTGGTTAGATTCAATCTTATTAATTAAATTTTCTACTTCAACTTTATCATAGTCTTCACGTCTTAATAGACTAGTAACATCTTTTTTCTTTTTCTTTACATGTACACCAGGCTCTGCGTCTGGTGGCATTGCAAGGTTTGATCCATCGCCTACTGCATTAGCAGGTGCGTCTTCTTTTACAGGCATACCTTTTTTAACCATACGTGATAATGCCATACCAGATATAAAAGGTATCTTCTTTCTTCTTAAAGCGTCTAGCGCTCTATCAGGTATTCTGTCAAATATTTTTCTTAATTTATTTGCTTGATCTGTTGAGATTGTTTTATCTTTTAGTCCTGCATATTGTCTTGCCAACATGTCTATTTGACTATCAGAAAATTCTCTTATAATTGATCTTACTTCTTTAAAGGTTTTCATTAAAATTTTACCCTCTCTATGTTGTCCTCTGATACTATGATTTGTTTTTTAGTATCTTCATTTATAACATGATATAGGTTTACACCAAATAGATTATCAAAAGGTTTCTGATTTTCAGTTGTATATACTACGTCACCTACATCAGCAGTTTGATCGCCATTTAAATCTTCTAATCTGTCAATCATTATAAATCTACCTTCTTCTAAAAAATCAAAACCTATAGACTCTTTTAAATCATCATCAAAAGCAATCAGGTCGTTTTCAATAAGATGTTTATACAAACCTCTTTCTAATTCTACAGCGTTAATATCTTTATTCTCTTTTAACAATAGAGCCAAAGCAGTTGCGTATGAGGCAAACTTTGATTTACCACCAGGTAATAATCCTAGTAGTCTTTTCAAATTGAATACAAATCTGTGTAGTATAGTATAAGAATCTTTTTCTTTTGCTGATTTCAAAGTTTTAGCTTTTCTTAATACTTTACCATTGTCATCAATTATACCCAACTTATAAGCGTCATGTTGCTTCCAAGGAGTAACTAACATTTTAATTACCCTATAAGTTATTAATAAATCTATTGCTCTTCCCATTATAATTTCTCCAAACTTGATAACAAAGTTTTGTTAATCTTCACAGTTGGCAACTCGTCTTCACTTACTACATTTAAATATTGTAAGAAAGTCTTTAGTACAGACCAATACTCTCTTTCAATCTTAAATAATAATAATGTAGCCGCAGCCTCATTACCAAAAACATTTGTCAATACTATAATATGATTTAATACTAATCTTGTTTTCAGTTCACCTGTGGTTTTATATTTACGAAATAGACGTTTAAGATATTTAAATCTTTTTACATCTTCATAAAACTCCTGTTCCGTATCTAAATTAGGAACATTGTAGTTTTTTATAGCGTAAAATAACCAATTCTTCTTTGTTATCTTATCAAACATTAGCCAAGCTCTGCATAAACTTTAACAGCGCCGTTTTGTAATGTTTCGTAACTACCTTTTAGTTTTAACTCTTTGCCAACTTTATGACTAATTCCATCATCATTTATGTCAGAGCCGTCAGTATCTTTACCGAAACGACCACCATTAAATACTAAAGCACTTTCAAAAGTTCCCTTTTTATCGTCAATTGTTATTGAGTCTTTTAGTTGTACACCTATGCTTGTCAATCTCGCTTCTAATTGAGAAAGAGCAGCCTCAGGTTGTAAATACTCCTTATCAGCAATAGAGCTAACAAAAGCATTTACTCTTTGTAAGATTGCAGGTTCATGTATATTGTGAGCACCCATTGATCCATCTTCTACTGAAGATTGATGAGGTGTTCCAACGCCCATAGTTCCGCCTTCTTTTATGTGTTGTTTAAATGTTTTCATTTTTCTCCTCGTTTAACTTCGTCTTTTAATTTTTTAAAAGTTTTGCCTCCACACAGGTCTTCTTCAGCGTCTTGTACTTCCGCTTCTTTTAACTTATCAAACTGACCCTCATGTGGTGTATTGTCAGCAAGATCATCTATAAAACTATCCCTATCTTCTTTCATTTATCACCCTCATTCAATTGTTGTGGTTCTTCTTTAGGCTTTATATCTAAAGAAGGCCTTTCAACTGGGCCTGGATCAACTGGTTCACTTGAATATGCAAGTGAAGTACTTGGATCTGATCTGTTATGGTTACTATCATATTGTAATAGTTTTTCAACTTCTTGTAAGGCACCATGAATAGCACTTAAATTTGCTTTCATTCCTAACAAATCTTTTTCAACTCCTTTTATTCTATTGTTCAATTCATTAAACGTTTTTTGAAGAGCAAACTTTTCTTTCATCAACGTCTGTGTACTTATACCCATAATATTCTCCTAATATATTATGCAACTACGAAACCGTGTCCGCCGATTACATTCCAGTTTGAATTTTTAAATATACACACAGCAGTTTCACCTTGAGCATTCAAAGTAATAGTAGTACCACCACGTAAGTTAGTAGGTGTAATTACTACATTGTTTGTTCCAGATGTTGATGTGTTGATAAAAATCTTAATTTGACCATCAGAACCATCTGCTAATGAAATAGCACCTGTTGCTGATGTAGCGTTAATTTCAGTCACAGCAGTTGTTACGTTTGCAACCTGTGATGAAGCGTCAGCAGTTATTGCTTGTGAAGTTTGTGCTAAACCTAACCATGAAGGTATATTGTTAAACACATTCTCTGCTGATATTTTTTTATTGATTGGTGTCCCTGCTGGGTCATCCACTACGTGAAACAAGTCAGCCGTAGCCAACGAGTCACCTAAATCGGTCAATGCCGTTATTTTTTTGTCTGCCATTTTTCTCTCCTGTTAACCCTTTCGGGGATGCTACTCTAGGTAATTGCCTAGATCAATTTGTTCATATAGTATATATAAGGGCACTTTGAGCGCCCTTATATGATTTTGTTATTATGCTTTAACTGTAATAGTTCCAGCCGCTGTACCAATACTAGCTGCACTTGTAATAGTAGAGTTAGTAGTTGTACCTTTATCCTTAACAGTACCACCGTCAAGGTTCATAGCGTTAGCACCAATGCTTAAAACATCATTCGCTGCTGTTGCTGCTGAAGCTGCGCTTATTACTGAAGTAAAGACTAATTCGTTTGATCCTGTACCACTAGCATATTGCAAGTTGTATGGTCCACGACCTGAGCCTGAACCTGCGTTGTTGTTTTGTACAGCCACGTAAGGTGTACTAGTAACATCAACCGCTTCGTTAAATCTTACTCTAACAGACAAGTTGTATCCTGCTGATACGTCTGCTTGTGCTGAAGTTGTAATCCATTCAATTTCTGTAATATTTGCTGAACCCATATTTGTAGCTAATCCACCGATTGCTACCAATACTTCGGGTGTTGCACTTGTATTGTCATTACCTGACAATACTGAGCCTGCTTCTCTTACCCAACCTGAAGCGTTTGCAAAGACTTCTTTTTTTTCAGCTGTTGTAAGATTTTTAGGCTTTATATCGTTTCCCCATAAAGACATATATCTCTCCTTAAATTAATTATTGTTATATAACAGTACTATTTATAAGATTAAAAGCCTAGTCTTTTGAGTTGGGCGATAGTTTTTGATGTGTTTGTGTGATGTATGCCAGTACCACCAGCATTGATAAACTCTCTTACGTTCTTCTCGTAATCGTCAATAAGAATAGACGGATTGCCTTTTTTAGCAAAGAGTTTCTTTTCTTTTCTTCTAACAAGGTTTATCTTTGATCTGTTAGATATACCTGCATTTTTACTTAACCATTTAGTTTTACCAGGTATACAGTTAGGGTCGTAAGACTCTTCTACGTATGCTGATAATATATGTGGATCAAATTTTGATATGTAAGACCATAGTTGTCTGCCACCAGGCATCCAAGGTAGTGTTGACCAAAAGTCTTTTTTCTTTTTGATATGCGACCACTTCTCTCTACTTGATGGTATATTCATCCATTTGTTGATTGACATACCTGTAGTTTTCTGAGCGCCTGTTTTAAAGTCTGCAAGCACTCCATCCATGTCGCAATATATGATAGGTTTACTCATAGTGTTTCCTTATACTATTATACTATCATATAATAGTGCTTTTGTCAATTGACAAAGTGTCGCAACTAGATAGGTCTTGCTGATGGTTCAAGGTCTATAACTGCAGCCTTTTGACCTGTGTCTGTTTTGCCATTGTTTCCAAGTCTAACTAGTTTAGTTTCTTGTCTTAACTTGTTAAATGGTTTCTTTTGATCTGTCTTCTTCATAGCAGCGTCTTTTTTATCTTGGTTTGTTTTCTCACCATGATCGTCCTGATTTACTGCTTCATTTTTTGGTACACAGTTAGGGACTTGTTTGCCACCTTTCATTTTAGTACCAACTTGTTTATGAGAATCCCAACACGCTTCATCTACTTCTTTATGTTTTTTAGAACTAGTAATCTTGTCGCCGATTTTATTACCTACAGCTGTACCAGCAGCCGCTGCCGCTGTTCTTCCTAATGCCATTGCCGCAGGATTTTCTTTCATTGCTTTAGATATTGCTTTTCTTCTCTTATGTAAAAACTTATCAGATGAATCTGTATCGCCATCGTTGTCAATGTCTTTATCTTTTCTATCGTCAAACTTTTTCTTAACTGCGTCTTTGTTAACTGGATCCATTCCTTCACTTACAGCTCTTCCTGATCCTAAATTTTCACCTTCTAAAGTACCTCTAGTTGCTTTTTCAGCAGCGTCAATTCTTCTTTGTAGTTCTTTTTCTGCCTTAGGTTTTGCCTCAGCAGCGTCTTTACCACTTGCTTTTATTGTGCCCTCGTACTCTTTAATAGCGTCACCATCACCTCTTTGTGAAGTTGATGGCATATATAATTCAAAATTGTAATCAAAAGCATAAGTGTTTTCTTTTATAAAACTTTCACTTACAAGTTTACTTGCAAGGTCTTCTAGTGATCCTGATTTAGTTTCAAAGTATTTCTTCTCTACAGATAATTTAATGTCTGATTGTGGTTTTGAGATAGAAGTTTGTTTAGTAGCAATAGTATTAATTTTTTCTTCTATACTACCTTTCTTTGTATCAAAGTATTTTTTGTTCATTATTTTTTACTCCCTCTTACTTTTTTTGCAAGGTCTTTATCAGCACCGCCCCACGTACCACTTGATTTTGTAACAAAACTATTTACTCTAGCCATTGCCCATTGTTGTGGTGTAGTTCCTGGTCTGTGACCACCTTTCCATGCAGCCATTCCTCTATTATATACTTGTTTAAGTATTGCATATGACATGCCTGTTTTTTCTGCTTTATTTTTTACAGCTGCAATAGCCTCTAATAATGCTTTCGCAGGATGTACTTCTTCTTTTTGTGTCTTATTCTTTAGTGTGTCCATCTTCATCTGTATATTCTCCAAGTCGTTTTTAGCTATTGCGATTTTAGTTTTATCTTTAGCGTCGCCTACATCTAAATCTCTTAATTTAGTTTGTAGTGCCATTTGACTAGTTCTCATTTTAGCCATTCTTTCGCTATCAGTTGTTTCTTCTTTCATAGAACCAGCATGTTTCATATCACCTGTTTTTCTTTTCATTGCAACACTTCTTGCCATATTAGATACAAAGTTTATACCCGATTGTGCAAGTTGCATTAATGTATCTGTAGAATATTTGTCTAAAAAGTTCTTTAAAGTTTTTACTTTTTCAGGTGACATTAATTTTATCTCTGCCCAACTATCTTTTAATTTTTTGATTTGTTCAGGACTCATTGCCTCAAGCATATTAATTGCTACATCTTCTTTCTGCATTCCTTTTATATCAGGACTGTTATCAGATTTAAACTTGATGTTACCTTTTAATGTATCTTGTGTTACAGATACTTCACTATTACCTTGTGATCTTAATTCTTTTGCTTTCTTATCAGCAGAGTCTTTTGTTTTAAAAGGTGACGCATATCTTTTGCCATCTTTGCCTTTCCATCTTGCAACATGAACAAGTGTAAATTCGTTCAAGTGCCATGTTTGTCTATATCTTGTTACCATTTTTTACAACTCCAATATCTTGCTTTCCATTTAGGTCCTGGATTATCGCAATTATGTCTTGCTCTAAAGCTTCTTCGTCTTGCAGGATTATCTGCTTTGATCTCCATATTGGGATCACCGAACCCTAATTTTATTATGTTACCTTTTTCATTCTTTACATAAACATAAAATTTCTTTGTGCCACCTCTTACAGGTTTATTAAGTGTGACCGTTTTGCCTTGGTATTGTGCTTCAGTAATTGTAGATGGTAATACTCCCCACTCATTTACATCCTCAGCAAATTCTTTAAATGACATTTTAAAACCTTCAGAAGCGCCTAATTCTTTTCTCATCTCTGCTTTAGATTTTCTGTATTTTCTTTCAAATTCCTCTGCGTCTAGTCCACCTTTTTCTTTACTCATAAGGTCTATAGCGATGTCTTTCATTCTGCCTTCTTGCATATTTGTATTTGTGTCAATCACTTTATTGAACATCTTGTTATATGTTTCTTCAATTTTAGATTGCCATTCTTCTCCATATCTTTCCTTATATTTATTAATAGTTTCTTCTTTAGTTGCCCATTCTTCTATATCTTTTAATTCAACTTTCTTATTCATTTCCTTATCCTTTTCAGCGTTGATATTGATTAAATTATCACTATGTTTGCTTGGAGTATATGAAGTACCTTGAAAAGTTTGTTTGTAGTGTTTTTCCCCTGGAGTTATTGAAGATGTATATTTCGCATAGTCATGTCCTATATCGTAAGACTCTGGCATTCCTGTGTCATTAAATTCGTTACCTCTATGTTGAGGTTCTCTTTCATTCTTTGTCTTTAACTCGCCATACATTTGTTTGAAACGTTTTGTATGTTTACTTGTTTTAGTTTTTGCTTTCTTATCAGCAGGAGATTGTACGTAGGCAGACTTATCACTATCTGATTTCTTACCTTGTTTGTCTAAATGTTTATCGTGTGCTTTCTTATCTTTATCAGATAGTCCTGCAACATATTTTTTAGGTTGATCTGTTTCTTTATCGTACTGATTTTTTCTTTTCTCTTTTAACTTCATTGATCTTTCCTCTAATTTTACTGGATAGACAGGAGTTTCCATAATATTATATAACCAACATTTGTGTAGTTTCATATCCTCGTCTTCCAAGGTAACATAGTTTGTACCTCTTCTTATGATAACACCAGTAACGTTTGTTTCAACGTCATCAACTATATCTCCTACATCATACAAATGCTCTGAAATATATTTGTCCCTTAATGTCATCTTGTTTAACTCCTCTAACGTAGAGGCAGTTACAAATGGTTTAAATTTTAGTTCGCCCACTTCATACGAAGCTGCTAACATCATTCCTTTTCTTACATTTCTAAATAAATCTTGTGCGTTTTTTGAGTTAGCAAAGCCAGACGGTAGACCTTTTTTAAATGTATTGAAGTCTTTATCTTTTGCGGCTGCTCTCATTTTACTAGCACTCATACCTGTTGCACCATCAGCGTCTGGATCTCTTTCACCAGCACTTGCAACATTTATACTATCAAAGTCATATAGACCATGACGGCTCTTAACGCCGTTGTATTTTTTTAAGATAGTATCAAATTCTCTTACTCTATCTGAACCTGCAACAAACGTAACATTAGAATAACCTTTTTTGTATAGTTCAGTAGCAATATCTAATATCATATTTGAAGGGTTTAACATTATGCTTCTAGCATGTCTAGGAAACATTTGTTTCATTGTTGCTAATTTAACTCTAGCATTCAATGGGTTTTTAGATGTGTCTTCAGATTTACTTAAATAAATTCTGTAGTCATCTGTTCTTTGTTGTACCACTTTGTTAATAAGTTTTTCGTGTCCTATTGTAGGTGGGTTAAAACGGCCAAAGGTAAATGCTATTGATCTACCTTTGGCCTCTTTTATTTTTGATAATGATTTCAGTTCGTCTGGCGATATTTTACCATCTTCCATAATCTCTTTCAACTTTTTGAAAAATTTGAGATAATGATACTTTTCTAACATTTTATAAATCACATTCTTCGGAAGTCGGTTTTTAACACCAAACTTTCTGATTTCGTCTGGTGACATATCTATACTAAAAGCATCCTTTCGGTCTGCAATAGTCTTGTCACCAATATCAATTAGAGTGTTAATAGAATCTTTAATCTCAGCTAACTTTTTAGAAACTAATCCAGATAAGTTTTCTATATCTGCGTTTGTTAAATCTTTTAGTTCCTCATAATCAATCATATCTCGTACTAATTCACCTTTAACAACATCTATTTCAGAAACACGCTTCTGAAAATCCGTAACGTATTTTTCAGGTTCAAAGGTGCCAGGTTCTGGTTTTTTGATCCACTTGTTAGTGTCTATATCAAAAGTACCATCAGCCATGTCCCTTGCCTTATTAAATGTTACAGGATCTATGATGGAAAAGTAGTTGATAGGATGCTCTGTGCCTGGTATATTCTTACCATTTATTTCTGCTTGATATTCTCTAATCTCATCATGTACCTTTTCTTGTTCTGCTTTTGAACCAGGTATATCAAATAAGATATTAATGTCAAGGTCTGCGTCAGCCCTATATTGTTTTGTTAATATACTACCGATTAGTGTATATTTAACTACTTTACCAAATTTTTCAAATGTCTTTATACCATCTAATGCCATTTTCTTAACAGATGGTTTTAATACTGGATTAGGTGTATCTGCTTTATCAAATACTCCTCTTGCATATGTCTTTCTAGGTATATCAATTATACTTTCTTTTAAAGACTTTCTATTTAAATTAATTTTAGGATAAACTTCTTTTGCTAATTTAACACTTGCGTTGTGATCTGAAGGATAATGCCAACCTGCATATACTCTACCCATACCACATTCATCAGCAGCGTCAATCAAGCCTTCTCTATGATCAGGATATTTTTCTGCATAGTATTCACCAATCAATCTACTTTGTAAAGAGTGACCACTAGGGTATGCTGGCGTCTTCATACTATCAGACTCTAAAGGCATTATATTAAACGTCATGCCTGTAGCTTCTGCAACTTGATATGGTCTTGCTCTTTCAAACTTATTCTTTAGTTTTTTAGCAATAGCAGCGCCTGTTTCAGCAATCTTATCTGTATCGTTTTTGTTTAACTCTAAATTATTATCTTTTAAATATTTTTCTATAGCGTATTGTGATTTAGGATCGTGGTTTTTTACTGATTGTTCAATCGCTTTATTTCTTTGTTTGAACATACCTTGCATTTCAATCATTTCTTTTTTAGTTGCAGCTGATGTGTTCTTACTAGGCGTAGGACAATCTATCTCGTTTATATTACCTGTATAGTTTTTAATAGGCTTTTCTTCTACCTTAGCGTGCCTAATATTTTCTATATCGTTAAACTTTTTAAATCTCATCTTTTACGAGCCTCTAATTCCTTTTTCATCCATTGTTTCGCTCTATAGTTTGATACAGGCGATGTAATAAATTTTCTTACTACTTTACTTACTCTATTCATTGTAAGCGTTGTCAATTCTAAATCTGACTTGTTGTTATCAACTACAATAAAATTCCTCATACCAAATAGTCTTTGAAACTTACCTATATTACTTTGAACACCATTCCAACTATTTGTTGTTATGTATTCTGGTATAGTTCTTTCACGTCTAGCATTTCTTGCCAATGCAACTTCTAAACTTGTATTCACAAATACCATGTAACAATCGTAACCCATTTGTTGTAGCATGTTATGATGTCTGGCAATCATATCATAATCTCTACCAGTACTATCAATAACTAAACCAAGTCTTCCATCTACATATTTATCTAATTGTGTGATAGTTAATGTCTTTGCTCTTTGTCTTATTATGTTTCTAAAATATGTTTCTTCATCTGGCATACTTAAAGATAAGTTTGCCTTTTTTAATCCTCTTTCAAATGCAACATCTGAATTAACTAATTTTAAACCACTACCTGCAAAGGCACTAGATGTAACAAACGTTTTACCTGACCCAGGACCACCTGCAAGAAAAAAGGCTTTGAATATACCTGGATCGTAAAGTCCTTCAGATAAGTGTTGTATAAAACTATTTACTTTCATTTTCTATTCTTCTTATAATTTCGTTAGCAGTATCTTCAGGTGTACCACCCTCTGCTTTTATTTCTAAAAATCCTGGTTTCTTTCTTAAATATTCTATTACAGGACCTGTTTCTTTTTTGTACAATTCTATTCTATTACCTATGATCTCTTCCGTATCATCTGCTCTACCTCTTGCAAGTAATCTTCTCATTACTTCTTCGGTACTTACATCTAAAAATACTGAATAGTCATAACCTATTTCATTCTTTTCCATGTCTTCAACTTGTTGCATATATCTAGGCCAACCATCTAGTACATAACCTTTAGGCGATTGTTCTACTTT